TACCAATCACAAGTCTCAACGACAGAGGATTTGATGCTTTCACATTTAATCCGTTATCTAGTCCCAAGCCAGATTTCTATCCAATAGACGTAGTAGACATCTACACAGAAGTGAAATGGTATTTCCCTAAGATCAAATCAGGACAGATGTTGGCGGTGCCATTGAACAATGGTCCAAAGCCCATGTGCGCCTACTTCGTCAAGGACATCTCGAGACAGTGTGAACAAGTGGACTATGGCTCTGTCTGGTAGAAAAACAATAACGATTGACGCACCAATACTGATAACCAGTAACAAGATTGCTGTGTGGATGGACGAAGACTGGATGTATAACTTCTTTGACTTCATGAAGAAACACAAATTCCAATTTTCAGGTTTACAACACAAGAACAAGAAACTAAAATTAACATTTGCAACAGCGAAAGATTGTACAATGTTTGCACTAAAATATGCCAGCAGAAAAAAATAGAAAATTTTTTGATCTAAGGAACGGACTCAAGGCCGTTGACTTTAGGAACAAAGACTACTTCGACAGGATCGACGACAAGGAGAAATCACTGTACTCACCCTACATGCTGATGAGATACGTTTCCAGCGTGTCATCTAAGGATCCGTTCTACGTGGAACACTACGTAGAGATGGTCAACGAGTGTGTGAACAAACACTGCTTCACGCTAGGCAAACACAAGAAACTGTTATGGATACTGACCGCCATGTGTGGTGCAGAGACACAGCAGTTCCATCCATGGCTGAAACCCATGAAGCGTGTACCCAACAAGAGTCTTAAGAAACTGCAGGCCATATACCCAACATGGAAGGAAGCAGACCTAGAGACGCTAGACAAAGTAATAACTGACAGAGAACTAGAGGAACTGATAGAAGCACATGGCATCGACAAATAAATGCACATACTGTGGCAAGGAGTTTGCCAAGGAACGTACACTGCAAGTGCATCTGTGCGAACCTAAGAGAAGGTATCTTCAACGTGATGAGAAATGGGTAGTGAATGCATTCATGGTATTCCAGAGATTCTATCAGATACACCAACACAACTCCAAGACAAAAACATACGACGATTTCGTCAAGAGTTCATACTACAACGCATTCGTTAAGTTTGGTAGATTCATCATGCATATCAATCCGCTATATCCTGAAAAATACATTGATTATGTGCTACAGTCAAAAGTCAAACTAGATCACTGGGCGAGGGATGACCTCTATGAAATGTACTTGATCGAGGCCATTAAGTCAGAGCCGGTCGAGGCCGCACTACAGAGAAGCATCGCGACCATGATGGACTGGGCTACAGAACAGAACGCACAGTGGTCAGACTACTTCCGACTCGTGAACAAGAACAGGGCAGTGCAACACATACAACAAGGCAAGATAAGTCCATGGTTGTTGCTAGGTTGCAACGCAGGGAAAAGGATGTTAAAATCATTTAATGACGAACAATTACAGATGATAGAAAGATTCATTAACACAAGTTTCTGGCCAAGCAAATTGAAGAGCTATCCTGCTGATCACATGCTGGTACAGGACACAGCAAGGGAGGCAAAGATTGTCTAAGATAGATTTAGAAGTGTCTGACAACTTAGAGTTTGACGACGGCGACTGTGCTGTGATAATCAAAGAAGACGGGTCTGTAGGCAGAGTCATAATGCCAAAAGTTAACAAGGACATGTTGAAAACAGAAGGATACAAGAAACTGCTTGATGTATTGGAAGTGCTACAACCAGGATCACGTGATAAGATGATCGAACATGCAGAAAAAGAAAAAGGAAGTGTACACTAATGCCTGACGTTGACATAGACTTCTTTGATAGAGACAACACATTAAAGTTGTTCAAACACACACCAGCATCAATGATCAAAGACGGCAAGTCCGAGAAACACAAAACTGGAGTTTACTTCCATGCAGTACCGGAACACCCTGTTACAGGACATGCATCATTGGATTACAAGCAGGCTGAGGATCGAGGATACTTCAAGATCGATTGCTTGAATGTCAACATATACAAAGACGTCAAGTCTGAACAGGAACTTGTTGAATTAATGATACATGAACCAGACTGGGACATGTTGAAAGATCCTAAGGTAGTAGAAAATCTTTTCCACCTAAATGGTCATTACAACATAGTGTCTAAACTTGAACCAAAGACCATAGAACAACTTGCGGCCGTGTTAGCCATTATACGTCCTGCTAAACGTCAGTTGATGTACAAGGACTGGGTAGACATAATGAAAGAAGTGTGGATCAAACCCACAGACGGCAGTTACTTCTTCAAGAAATCACACGCTGTGGCATATGCACAGGCCATAGTGGTACAGATGAATTTGATAACAAAAGATAAATATAACTTTAGTGTACAACAAGACAAATAAAAAACTCACTAGAAAATCCAAACCCACTGTAGTAGACCTATCCAATGATGGACCGTTCTCGGTTGTGTCGTTATCAAAGTTTCTCACCGACTACTGGAAGATCAAAGCCAAAAACACCTGGAAGATACTGAACAAAGAAGGCCAGTTGGATTCCCGTTGGATCAAACAGGAACTGCCCTACTGGCAAGATCTGTGGAAAGCACGTGGTATAAAAATAAGATGGGATCGTAGACAGCGATCTTTTTTTTTGACTACTGTTAAGTAGGTCTTCGGACTAATTGGATAGTTCTTCTTTTCAGCCGTTTCTTTGAAATTTCAGAAAGTTTTACTGTTGGGCCGTGTACTATTTCTACATCCTTGGAATTTAATGTTACCAATGTTGATCTAAAGTAACGAAATTCTCCCTTTAGGAATATGTTAATTGGTAATTTACGATTTGATTCGTGCCACCAGGTCTCCCCACATTTAAGAAACTTCATTTTGTCCTGTGGCATCATTAACCTACCATAATCGTAGAAACTGATCACGTTTGCATCCTCGTTCTGCACTATGCCCACATACTCCAATTCGCCCTTTTTGATCAGGCTTAGGAATGGGAACTTGTCCCTCAAAGTATTAAAAATCTCGTTCATGCTCTATCTATAAATACTGTTAAATATGTATTATGCAAACAGTACAAAGGTATTTAATAAATCAGTTGGTAATAGCCTACATAAGTGGTTACCACGGGAGGAATTCAAAAGTGTACGATAGACGCCTAACACTGCACAGAGGTGTGTCAAACCCAATCTCATTCACGTTCAAGAACGAGGATCAGAAGGCACAAGACATCACTTCCAAGACCTACGAGTTCAACATGATCGATTCTGAGAGCAAAAAAGCAGTTCTCACAAAGACATTGAGCATACTTGATGACGGATCTACTGTCAGTACAAAAGGTGATGCTAGTTGTACAATCACGGAAGGTGATCTATTACCACTAGATGCCAAATTCTACAACTTCTCTGTACGTGAAGTGAAATCAGATGGTAGCAGAGAAATCACGTATGCAGACACAGGATACGCGGCCGCTGGCACAATAGAATTGCTGGACAGTGCCTATCCAGAATTTGTGGCAAGTACAAGTGTATCTAGTTTCACAGCATCAGGAGGTCCACTGGCATACACATCGGGATCCATAGATGCTAGACCGGGAATCAACAACAACAAAGCGTTACACACGATTGCTGTGTACACAAAGAACTTTTCAGGTGCTTTGAGGGTGCAAGGAACAATGAGTGCTTCACCTAGCAACACCGATTACTTTGATATTACCATGGAAGGTGCAGGATCTACTGCGAATTCTTTCACCGACTCGACAACAGTTACCAATTTCAATTTCACGGGTGTTTACCACAGTGTTAGATTCAGTTGGGGCAACGACAGTGACAACACTGGCGTGATTGACAAAATCCTATATAGACAGTAAAATAGTATAGATTATGAATCTTATACAGAATACAATTCTGACTAGTCTCCCTGCGAACAGAAAGAAGACCCCAAGCGGTTGGATAAGTTTCAACGCACCTTGTTGTGTTTACAATGGAGAGACCGCTGACAAGAAGAAGCGTGGTGGACTGATGACCAGTGCTGACGGCACCGTGAGTTACCATTGTTTCAACTGTGGCTTCAAAACCAGTTATGTGATAGGACGTAAACTAACCTACAAGATGAGGCAGTTTATGAGCTACATAGGCATACCAGAGGACACCATACGTAAGTTGGCAATAGAGGCCATGCGTGAAGAAGAAAGTGATGTCAAGTATGAGAAGAAGAAATTCGTTACATTCAAGAACAAGACGTTGCCTAAGGATACACACAAACTGGATGTGTGGTTAGAAAAGTATGTGGCTAACGATCTAACTGAACAGCAATGGCAGAAGATAGATGGTCTATTAAAATATTTAGAAGGTAGGGGAATAGGAGCAGACTGGTATGATTTCATGTACTCGCCCGATAAGACTTGGGACGTGCATCAGAGAATGCTGATACCATTCTACTGGCGTGGAGACGTTGTTGGATTCACAGGAAGGATGTTTGAGCAATCAGACAAAGTAAAATATTACACGGACGTACAGCCTGGGTATGTGTTTAACATGGACGCACAGGATTGGACCAGGAAGTTTGTGATAGTAACAGAAGGACCATTTGATGCTATTACCGTTTCTGGTGTGAGCATACTGGGATCGGAGATAAATGACACACAGCGAGAGTTGATTGATGGTCTTGGTAGACAGGTAATTGTTGTACCAGACAGAGATGCTCCCGGACAAAAATTGGTAGACCAAGCAACAGAATTTGGATGGAGCGTCGCTTTTCCAGAATGGGACAAAACGGTTGGCGATGTGGCGGATGCTGTGTTAAAATATGGTAGACTGTTTACTATACAATCGATATTGAAAACAACAGAGTCAAGTAAACTGAAAATAGATTTGAAGAGAAAAATGTATGGCTGAATATAAAGAACAACAATCGCAGGCTAAAGATTATTCGTTTGATGTACAGAAATTGTATATTGAAATGTTATTAGCAGATGCAGAATCATTTGCTAGAGCACAGAACATATTCAATCCTGGATCTTTTGATCGTAAACTGCAACCTATTGCAAAGTTCGTTAAGGATTACATGGACGAGTACAAAGTGATGCCAGAGGTCGAGATAGTCAATGCACAACACGACATACAGTTAAAAACAGCAAAGGATCTAGATCCAGCACACTTCAATTGGTTGCTAGACGAATTTGAAACATTCTCTAGACACAAGGCACTAGAACAAGCAATACTTTCATCTGCTGATCTTCTCGAGAAGGGAGATTATGCTCCTGTGGAAGACATGGTCAAGGAAGCAGTCAGCGTGGGACTCACAAGAGATCTTGGAACAGACTACTTCGAGGATCCTCGAGGAAGACTCGAAGCCTTAAAAGACAACAACGGACAGATCAGCACAGGCTGGCAGAACCTAGACAAGAAATTGTTTGGTGGATTCAACAGAGGAGAACTGAACATATTCGCAGGTGGTTCGGGTGCAGGCAAGAGTTTGTTCTTACAGAATCTTGCAGTTAACTGGGCACAGGCCGGACTAAATGTGTGCTACATATCTTTTGAATTGAGTGAGCAACTTACTGCCATGAGGCTTGATGCAATGATGACTAACATTCCAACCAAGAAAGTGTTTCCGGAGATAGACAACGTTGAGATGAAGGTCAAGATGTTGAAGAAGAAGTCAGGTAACTTGCAGATCAAGTACTTGCCAAGTGGTAGTAATGTGTTGGACGTAAGGACATATCTCAAGGAACTAGAACTAAAGAACAAGAAAAAAGTAGACTGCATACTGATTGACTACTTGGATCTCATGATGCCTAAGAGCAAAAGGATAAGTCCGGCAGACTTGTTCATCAAAGACAAGTATGTGAGTGAGGAACTGAGAAACTTGGTTGTGGAAAAACAGTGTGTGTTGGCAACAGCATCACAGTTGAACAGGGCATCCGTTGAAGAGATAGAGTTTGACCACAGTCACATCTCAGGTGGGCTATCCAAGATACAGACAGCAGATAACGTGATAGGTATATTCACATCGAGAGCAATGAAAGAACGAGGAAGATATCAAATACAATTCATGAAAACCAGATCAAGTTCTGGTGTAGGACAAAAAGTAGATCTAGAGTTTGATGTGGACAGTTTGAGAATCAGAGACTTGGCAGATGATCCCGAATACAAACAGTTTGACAAACAGCGTAGCACAATATATGATTCCT